TGAACCGCATGGCGGAAAACGCTGATCTCATGAAAAAAGATGTGTTCGAGCTGGAGGGCGTGCCTGCGTTCCGGGAATATTACACGCTGTTCGTGTTTGTCTGGCAGGCCATTTACAAGGGCTTTTACAAGGCGTGGCACGAAGTCCCGGTTGTTACCATCAAGCATCCGAAGGGCAAGACCCGGGTCATGGAAAGCATGAACGCCGGGAAAATGACCTGCTCGCAGATGGCCCGGTACTGCTGGAACGAGCGCTGTAATATCGCTGTCAGCATGGCATCCGCCCCGCAGGACGATCCGCTGAACGCATACATACAGGAAGTACTGAAAAACAATAACTTCGGCACATCTTTCGGGGACCTGCTGGAAAAGATGTTCGCCCTGGGCGGCGGAGCCTTGAAGGAATGGGTCGAGGTTCCGAAAGACCGTAACGGTAACGACATCGGCGAGGGCCGGGTCAAGATCGGCTATACCATGGCAAGTCAGTTCGTTCCGACTGCCTGGGACAACGGCCGGGTCAAGGCGGGAATCTTTATCAACCGTGAAGCCCGGGACGGCTTCTATTACACGGTTGTCGAATGGCACCGCTGGGACGGCACAACCTACCGGGTGACAAATGACCTGTACCGCATGCCCATCAAGGCAGGCGAGCCGCAGAATATCCTCGGCTGGTGGTACCCGCTGGAGAAGGTTTATCCCTTGCTGTCACCGGATACCACGATTGAGGATGTGCAGGAGGCGTTTTTTCAGTATATCCGCCCGTTTGGAGCGAACTTCGCTGATGATAACTCCCCTCTCGGCATGAGCGTATACGCCTCGGCCCTGTCCTCGCTGAAAACCCTGGACATTGAGTACGATTCCCTCCAGCGGGAGTTTGTCCTGGGCAAAAAGCGCATCATCGCCCCGGCCCGCCTCATGAAGAACGCACCGGGCGTAAACAGCGGCCCGCCGCAGAGATACTTCGATGCAGACGATGAGGTATATGAAGCGTTGGCCACGGATAACCCGGAAGACCTGGCAATTCATGACAATTCTGTCGGCCTGCGGGTCAATGAGCATATTGCGGGCATAAACGCCTCTTTGAGCATCCTGTGTGCGCAGGTGGGCTTCGATCCCGGCACACTGTCCTTTGACGCTGTGAAGGGCCTCAAAACCGCAACGGAGGTTATATCCGAGAACAGCAAAACGTTCGGCACGGTCAAAGCCCATGAGAACATTTTGAAGGATGCCCTGGAGCGCATGGTCCGGGCGATCCTGGACCTGTCCGTCCGCTATAACCTCACCTGGCAGGGCAAGCCGGTCTCCGAGCTTGTAAAGGGCGGCTACTCCGTTTCAATCACCTTTGACGATTCCATTGTGCAGGACCGCTCCGCAGAGGTCAGCGAAGGGACGATGTTGGTCGGTGCTGGGCTTATGAGCCGCAAGAAGTTCATGACCGACACCCTGGGCTACACTCCAGAAGAAGCGGACAAGGAGCTGGCGCAGATCGCAACCGAGAGCAAGACCATCAACGCAGTTGAGGTAACAAGGCTGTACGGTGATCTTGCATGAGGCCGGAATTTTTAGCCGATATGTCCTGGGCCATGGCGCAGGTGTATGGAGCAGTCACGGACCGGCTGATGATCAACCTCGCACACTACTTCCCGATGATTCACGCCGGGGAGGAGGTCCTGGGCTCTTTCGAGTACCAGGCCCGCATGTTGGCGAAGCTCGGGCAGGTTAACCGGGAATCGGCAATCATAATCGCAAAGTCCTTGAAGGGTGCAGACGAGGCCCTGGTGGATACACTCTCCGAGGCGATCCGGGAGGCGGTCCGGCCCATTGAGCCGGCACTTCGCAAGGCCGCCGAAAAAGGGCTATTGCTCGGACAGGGTTTTCTCCCGCCGCAGGTGGATCCATCCATGACCCAGGCTTTCAAGGCGTTCTACACCCAGGCCGCCGATAAGCTCAACCTCGTCAACACTACCATGTTGCAAAGCACGGAACAGGCGTACCGGGGCATTGTCTCGGACATCACCGGCCAGCTATTGAGAACGCAGACCATCCTCAACGAACAGACCGGCCTCGTGATGGCCGGTGTGGATTCATTCAATACCGCCGCCAGGAACGCCGTCCGCAAGATGGTCGAGAATGACTTGACGGGGTTCGTTGATTCCGCCGGGAGGCATTGGTCCCCGGAGGCGTATGTGGCCATGGACATCAAAACGACCGTAATGAATACGGCCCGGGAGGCGGTATGGGAGAGGGAGAAAGAATACGGCGATGACCTCTATCAAGTAAGCTGGCATGACGGGGCGAGGCCGTTATGTTATCCCTGGCAGGGAAAGGTCATTTCCAGGGATGATGTTCCCCGGGATGTGTACGATGAAAACGGGAACCAGGTTCACGTGTACGCACAATCGGAAACAACCTACGGCCAGCCCGCCGGGCTTTTCGGCATTAACTGCGGCCATTATCCGATACCCTTTATTCCCGGGTTTTCCCGCATCCGGGAGCCGGAGCAGAACGAGGAAGAGAACGCCAGGGCCTACGCCATCAAGGAGGGCCAGCGGGACCTTGAACGTGAACTTCGCTACCAGAAGCGGGACCTCGCTATTCTGAAAGCCCAGGGAGCCGGAGAGGAAGAAATCCGGCAACAGAAATTGAAGGTCCGCAACGCATCCACCCGTCTGCAGGAGTACTGCGACGAAAACGACACGGCCCGCAGGCGGAGCCGGGAGGCAACCCCGATCAACGCACAGTGGCCGGATGAAAGGAAGGTTCAGAATGGCATGTAAGCATGAACGGCTCCGCACGGTCGGAAACCGGGTTTTCTGCATGGAATGCAACGAGGAACTCGATATCGCATTCCTGGAGGCGAAAAACGGGCCTAAACAGCCCGCAGGCGACCAGCCCGGGGAAAATCCACCGGCGAAAAAGACACGGGCCAAAAAGGCCGCAAAAAAGGAGGAATAAGACATGGTAAGATGGCCTTTTGTTCAGACGCACACAGAAACCACCGTTTACGCAGAGGGGTTCTGCAACAGCGAGGATTTGAAACCGACAAAGATTGACGGCATGGACGTTATCACCGGCAGTTCACTTTATGAAGTGGACACATCGAAGCCGTTCCTGTATGACGAAAAGACAAGTTCCTGGGTAGAACAGGGAGGGAGCGGCGATGCTTAATCTCGGAATGGTCATCGGGCTGATCAAAGCGTTTGCCCCGGGCGTTGACCCTGCCGTTGTGGAGCAGGCCGTAACCGATTGGCTGGATGCGCATCCCGAGGCCACAACCACCGTGCAGGATGGATCGATCACGGAAGCCAAGCTGGCATCTGATGTGCTGGCGGAACTTGGTGAGATTGATGGACTAAAGGAAGCAATAGTTCCTTTGCAGAGCCTTCCAAAGTCGGTGAAAGACAATACGGAAACAGAACCGATTACGTTCACGACCGGTGGATACATCAAGAACAACAGTTCAACCGTTGATGTGACGGATGTAACGGCGAACGCAAATACTGCATATGCGGTTGTTTCGTGTTCTCCGGGTGATGTGTTTACCGTTTGGGGAACAGGACTTGATGCCGGACGGTTTTGGTGTTGGATTAAAGCTGATGGTACACGGATCAACCGGAAACTGTCAGAACCAGACCCGGTATTCATTTATGCTCCGGCACAGGCGGCGAAGTTGGTGCTTGATGTCATCACAACCTATGACTATGGAGCATATAAGGGAAAACTTCTGCCGATGGCTATCAAGGAATCAGACGATGCCATTTTAGCGAGAATCTCCGAAACGGAACAGGATGTGCTTGGCGTGGAACAGATCGCCATGACAAGCGGATACTACATCAAGACCGATAGTTCGACCATTGATGTATCTTCCCCGGTTGCAAACGTCGCTTATTCCTACGCAGTTATTGATTGCTCACCCGGTGACAAGTTTACTGTGTGGGGGCGTGGTGCTTCTTATGCGTACTTGTATAACTTCATCGACAACAACGGAACGAAACTCTCACAGGCACAGGAAACGCTTGACAGGATTGTAATTACTGCCCCGGCGAGTGCAACGAAACTTGTACTGAACCGCATACTTCAATATGATGCCGGATTCTATAAGGGGGTAATCGTTGACACGGGCAACGGTGTCGGAACCCAATGGATCGGCAGAACGGTGGCAACTTATGGGGATTCGATCACATGGTATGACGGTCACGAATACGGCGAACACCATTCCGAAGCCGGAGAAACTGCGGTAGGGTATCAGAAATATCTGAAAGAGTTGGGGATGACCATCGTAAACAAGGGGGAATCCGGGGCAAGAATGACCGGGATTCTTTCAACGATCAAGGCTGATACGGTAAGCGGATATGATGCAGTAACGATCACTTGCGGAGCGAATGATTTCCGCTATCCGAATGTTGAAGCACTTGGTCAGATTGCATCGATTGGCGGTACGTTTGACGAAACAACGATGTACGGTGCACTTCAATCCGCTATCGAATGGCTGATTGGTCAGAAACCGTCATTGAAAATCATCCTCATTACGCCGATCAAGGGATGGAATAACGGAACGGTTATGTCGGAAGATTATCCGAACGTTTTCAGAACGGTTGGCAAGCTATATAGTCTGCCCGTCTGCGATTGGTACGATGCGAGCGGAATCAACGAATTGAATAAAACAACATTCATTGGTGATGACGAGGAAGAGTTGCATTATCAACTTCATCCGACCAATGCCGGATTCAAAATGATGGGCGAAATGCTGAAAGGATTCCTTGCGATGCACTAATACGCTAATGAAACCAATAGTCCATGATGAATAACAGCCGAAAGGCTGTTTTTTCATACCATCACGCCGGAGGGCGGAAAACTCGTTACGGTCCATCGCTCTATGGGACCGAAAAAAGGAGGCGTTATCATGGCAGGTATTTTCACTCGGGGAGAGCTTGACAAGATCATCCGCAACGCAGAGCTGACGGAGGAACAGAAGACGGAAAGGGTCTTCGCCCTTTATGGCCGTGCGCTGGATGACGGATATGTCAGCAAGACCCAGGCGGAAGAAGCCAAAAACCAGGCCGTTGAAGCGGCAAAGGCGGGATTTAAGGTTCCCGACCCGGTAGACCCGAAGACTACCCCGGAATACATGGAAGTCGTCAAGGAACGGGATATGCTCCGTGCGATCGGCGGAGACGAGTTCCAGGGCGTGAAGCCGAAGTTCCGGGAGACTGTGTTCGGCATGCTGGACCGGGGCGAAAAGGCGGCATCCATTGCGGACCAGCTCACCGGCATCAAAGAGAAGTATGAAGAATATTTCCAGCCGGTACAGCAGGAACAGCCGAAGAACACCCCGCAGTATTCACAGAACCCCGGAAGGGGCGCAAACAACCCCGAGAGCGAGGAAGATAAACTCTTCAAACGGCTTTCGGAGGCATGGAAGTAATGAAAGGAGATTCAGACAATGGCTAACGCTATCAATTATGCGGCGGTATTTAACCGTCTGCTGGACGAGAAGTTCTATGTCCTGCCCCGTACCATGTGGATGGAGAACTCCAACCCCGGTATCGTGTGGGAGGGCGGCAAGGAAGTTAAGATCCCGAAGCTGGGAATGGACGGCCTCGGCACCATGAACGGCTACAAGGCCCCGCAGGGAGACCTCACCCTGGAATGGGAGACCAAGACCCTGCAGTACTACCGTGGCCGGAATTTCAGCATCGGCCGCTATGATGTGGACGAAACCAATTTCGCCCTGTCCGTGGCTCCCATGCTGGCGGCTTTCCTCAAGGAGAAGGTCGTTCCCGAAATCGACTGCCTGCGTATTTCTGCGGCGGCCCAGGGTGCTATCGGTTACGGTACCGTGAAGACCCAGGCCTCCAGCGGCATCACGGCGGCGAACATCCTGGACCTGCTGATGGCGGACATCGCCGATGTGCAGGACAAGATCGGCGAGACCGAACAGCTGTATATCCAGATCAGCACCGGGCTGAAGTCCCTGCTCGAGCGCAGTGAGAAGATCTCTCGGTATCTGAACGTGAAGGACCTGGCCATTCGTGAGGCCAATATGAAGATCGAGGCTCTGAATGATCAGTACCTCATCGGCACCCCGTCCGCCTACATGCACAGCGTGTTCGGCCTCAATGACGGTGTAACCGCCGGTCAAACCGTGGGCGGCGTGACCTTCGCCAACCTGGGACCGAGCATCAACTGGCTGATTGCGGCCCGTCCGGCCGTGGATGCCATCGCCCGCCCGCAGGTAACCAAGGTCATTGACCCCGATACCAACCAGGAAGGTGAATTCTGGAAGATCATGTTCAGCGTGTACCATGGCCTGTGGACCATGGAGAACAAGGGCGACGGCCTGCTGGTCAACATCGACACCACCGGCGGAGCTCTGACTGTGGCTACCGCCGCCGGAACCGTCGCTGTGGGCGATTCCATCGTCACCGTGACCGGCGTGAAGCCCGATGGCTTCAAGTATGTATGGAAAGCCGCCTCCGGCACCGCCCCGGCTGTGACCGTTGGTGCGGCCGCTGATGGCTTCGCTGACCTGCCTGCTGATGGCAAGATCAGCACGACCAACGGCTACAAGCTGACCGTGGCCCTGGTGTCTGCGGCCTCCGGCAAGGTCGTGGCCTCCGGCACTGCCACCGTTGCGGCGAAAGCCTCTTGATGAGGTGACCGCATGAGCGCAATCGTAGATTTCACGTACTACACGGAGACCTACAAGGGAACGGAGGTCGATGAGACCTCCTTCCCTGCGCTCTATGCTCACGCCTCCCGGATTGTAGGAGCCATGGCCCGCTGGCAGGTGACCGAGGATAACCTGGACACCTTCCCGGAATACGCCTTGAACCTCTACCGGCTTGCGATCTGTGCGCAGATCGACTTCCTGGCCGTCAATGGTCTGGAAACCGTCAACGATACCGGCGGAGCCGGGTTTACCGTTGGCAAAGTCACAGTACACGGAAAAGCAAGCACCGGGGGAAACGGGGCGATGAGCGCAAGTGTCTCCCCGGCGGCGCAGATGTACCTCGAACAGTCCGGGTTTATGTACCCGGGCGTTCCGGTTGTGGGGGGATTTGTATGCTAAAACCTATTCCCGCAAGAATCATGCGGAGCACGGCAACGGTCAAAGCCTGCACAGCTCTGGACCGTTACCAGAACCCGGTTTATGCGGAATACACGGTCAAAAAGGTACACATTCAGCCCAGCAACGAGATCATGAAAACCCCGGACAACACGGATTGTGTACTGCGGGCGATCCTCTTTGTGGACCGCAGGCACAGCACGCCTACCCTCGATTGGTGGAGCCTGTTCAATACAGCCCACAAAATCGGCGGGGATATGAAGGTCATAATCCGGGGCGTTGAATATACCGTTTTCACGGTAGAAGAACTGCGGGACGATTCCGACCTATTCCATCACTATGAAGTCGCTTTGAGGTGATGTACATGGCCGTGAAAATCATCTTTTCCCAGCAACTCACCACGGCCC